GTAATAAAGTCCAGTAATCCCGACGGATTTGTGGTTAACTTGTTGAGCATCATAAGGAATAGCCGTGCCGAGCCTAAAAAACTCGGTGAAAACTCGGTGAAGTCGGATTTTATTGATTATTAATCGGCCATATCTGCTAAAAAATTAAAGATATGGCAAAAAAAAATTATTCTCTTAATTCAATTGACAAAGTGATGAATCAAATCATCGCTTGGAAGACTCCAGTCTTCCATCAGAAATCAGAGTGTTATGTATCATTTCAGGCTTACGACCCTCTTAGTGGCCGTCTGAAGACGAAGAAGATCATGCTCGGTCACATCAAGGGCAAGACTAATCAGCGCAAGTATGCTGAGGACCTTATCAAGCGCCTCACCGAGCAGCTGAGTTCCGGATGGAACCCTTGGATAGAGGCGGTGCAGCCTCTGGAGTATGCGCTGTGGGATGATGTCATCTCGAAGTATAAGAACTACCTTGTCAAGCTCTGCAATGAGCATAGCTTGCGAGAGGAGTCCTACGTGGACTACTCCAGCAGAGTTCATATCCTGGAGCAGTGGAAGGTCGAGAAGCGCATTCCGCTGACCTACGTCTATCAATGGGATAGACAGAACATCACCAAGTTCCTGGACTATGTCTTTATCGAGCGCAACAACACTATCACTACTCGCAACAACTACCTCACCTGGTTGAAGTCGTTCACGTCTTACCTGGTAGAGAGAGGCTATCTCTCGTCTAACCCGACCGAAGGGTTAGGGCGTATAAAGAACAGACACAAGAAGGACAGAGACGTGATACCTGATGATGTCATGAAGCAGATACGAGCTTATCTCTATGAGAAGAATAAGCACTACCTCCTCGCTTGCGAGATATTGCACTACCTCTTCGTCAGACCTCGTGAACTCTCATTCCTGAAGATAGGTGACTTTCATCTGCAGACTCAGACCCTCACGCTCCATGGAGCGCATACCAAGAATGGCAATGATGCCACCATCACCCTGCCCTCGCATGTCATTAGATTGATGATTGACCTCAATGTCTTCTCCTACCCTAGTCACTACTACCTGTTTTCGGATAGGTTCTCACCAGGTGAGGCTCGCAAGAGTGAGAAGATGTTCAGAGATTACTGGTGTAGGAACCTGCGCAAGGCGCTAGGGTTCTCTGAGCGCTACAAGTTCTATTCGCTGAAGGATACCGGCATCACGAATATGCTGAAGGCGAATGCCGATGTTTTGTCGGTTCGTGACCAGGCTAGACACTCCTCTATCCTTATCACCGACATCTATACGCCTAAGGACATTAAGGAGGCTAACAAGTATATCATGAACTATAAGGGTATCCTATAATATATATAATAAGGTGGGGAACGGCTGTTCCTCACCTTATTTATTATGATAGCATATAGAAATATCCGGTATAGATTGGCTCGATGGCATCATCTTTCACCTCCATTTCAATCTTTGCGCACACGAATCTCTTGTTGCGTATGATGTAAATCTTGGAAGGATCCGGAATCTCATCTGACTTGAACTTGACTTCCATGCTGTTCTTGTTGTCTATTCTGAGACCATTATTATGAAAGCTTCCCAGGCAAGTCGATCCTGCTTCTCTTGTTTTGCGGAGTGATAGCGAATAGGTGTCATGAAAGATGTCTGCAATGCCGCTGTATCTGTAGTCTTCATTGATGCGATAGTCGGTCAAGAACTGTGGCCATCTGGATTTATTACCAACCCAAGAGAGGCTTGTTTGGTTTGGGCCTCCAATTTGCACTCTGCCAGGAAGGATGAAGAATATATTCATGCATTCCTGATCATCTTCAGATTTGTCGAGTGTTGACTCATCATCTATCGCATCCTGCACGGATGTGTAGCTGAATCCGTCATCATCAACATCGCTCTCCTTTGAATCCGGCTCCTTATCATTAGGTATTGAAAGAAGACATCGCTTCTCGTAGTAGTTATCCTCACCAAGCCATCCCGTCTTGAAATTGATATTTTCGACGACTTGCGCTGCAGGAGAAATATTCAGATCAACATAGTCTTCAGAAGATTTGTCCCTGATGAGCGGTGACCAGACGCCAGCAAGCTTCCAGCTTTTCTTCCCGTTTTCATCTTCTACATATATGTAGTAGTCACCGAAATTCTCGATAATGGTCTGCCGCTTCTTTTTCTCAGACCATAACAATGTTGTTGAAACAAATTGATTATCTAGACTTATCTCTTCGCTATGAAAATTTTCAAAATTCTCGAAAACCTTTTTCGAGATCACTTCATAGCTGCCTCTATTAGCTGACCCTCCCAAGTTGTATTCCAGGTTTGCTGTAGATGAAGTGGAGATGGATCCATCTTCATCGTAGTCCGTAGTATATTCGTCCATAGGTTCAATCTTGATTGAATCAGTTGTTGTCAGTTCTGAAGCATTGATAACGGAGCACGTCTTCAGTATATCGTCAAAAACTATGGTAGCATTGAAGAGTTTCCGGAATTCCTCAATAAAGGTGTAGCTCGACCAATGAGGAAGCGCCTTGCGCAGCTCTCGCGTCTTGTAGGCTGAAGCGATATACAGAAGGTTCCATGGCTTGCAGTCGAAGTCGTTGCGCTTGAGGGTATATCCCTCGTATTCTACTACCTTGCGAAAGATATGCATCAGGTTTGGCTGTACTGCCAGGTTCATAATAAATGGTGCATTGTAGCCGATGAACTGCTTCGTTTTATCTACTCCTACGAAATTGGCAATCATATCATTTGTTTCGTCCCGCACAGGAACGAAGCACCATTTCCCTTCAACTCCCAGAAACTTCGACTTATCATCATCAAGTCTGTAGATGTCATTGATCTTCTGAAGGTTCTTGAATCCCTGCGACCAGCCCTTATCAACTGTATAACCAGGTTTGTCTGCGATACCCAGGTCCATCTCATCGATGTAGTGCTTTGTCATCTTCTCGTTGAATTTGATGCGTGACTTGCCTCCAACTATCTGCAATTTCACTTCATTTTGGTTCACGGATAGTATGGTACCGACACCGCTCATGATGATGCGGCTATCAACATATAGCTTGCAATCATCGTATTTTGCGATGTTTTTTGCAACCTCGAATCGAGAGACATTTTTGAAAATCTCCCGGTTGGCCAAGATGTCCATGGGGAATGTGATATCATAGGTATATTCTCCATCATCGGTGACATACTGGTTCGCGTATGTCACCTTGATGGATGATGTGGATATCGGGTATGCCCGATGGCCATTGATAATACATGTAATCATAGGCTACTTGTTGTCTAATATCTTCTGATAATCTTTGAGGCGTCGGTAGATGCCTCTGCGACCTGCAATAGGCAGCTCCACGTCGATGCCATCCTCTAGCGTCTGATTGAGTCTGCTCACTGCTGAGTTGACTCCGTCAAGAGACTGGCGCACCTCGGTGTTGTCGTTGCTGACGTTGACAACAGGAGCGACAACGGAGGCGTTACCGCCTGCTCCGAGTGCCCTGCTGATGTCCTCAGCGGTCAGAGAGCCAACGGTGTTGGATTTTTGCGCCTTGTCGATGAGGTCGAGAGCTGGACGGATGGATGTGTTGTTGACCGCATTGTGGTTGGCCACGAATTCACCCTCATGGACAATGCCTGCCTGCTTGCGGTACCTGGTTCCTCCTGTATAACCACCTTCATAGTAACCGGCTGCCTCTGCCTGGTGTTGCTTTTTGATGGTTGCAATCTGCAGCATACCTGCTGCGGTTGCCATGCCGGCAGCGATAGGAGCTATGACCCAACCTGTTACTGGGATGCTGGCTGCTGAAGAATAGGCGTTGATGGCTGCCATGGCGGTTGATGCGATTGCCTGAGCGATCTCAATCTTCATTGACTTTTTGTTGGCCTTGGACTTGGCTGCTGCTAACTCCTTGTCACGCTTCTCCTCCAACTTTTTCTTCTTTTTCGAGTTGTTGCCAGCTGCAGCAATCTGCTTCTCGTAGTTCTTGCTGATTTTGGCTTGCTCCAGGTCTGAGCATGCCTGAGCGTATGCTGATGCAGAAGAGAGAATATTGTTGATGCCATTGTATGCAGCAGATGTCTGCTGCACCATGTTGTCGAGGAAGTTGGCGGTGACCTGCGCCTTGGCCTGCATGTATGCGGCATGGTTCTGCTTGTCGTTGCCATACAACTCCTTCAGCTTCTCCATCGTGTTCTGATAGTTTGAGATCTGCGAGGTGAAGTAGCCGCCAATGCTGCCATTGCCAGCCTGCTGGGAATCACCTGCGGCAGCTCTTGCACTGTCCACCATCTCGGTTGTCTTGTTGTCCACCTTGCGCTGAACGGAACCTGCACCATGGTCCTCGGCATCCTGGCTGGCTCTCTGAGCAGCGAACTGCTTGGAGATCTCCAGCTTCATGCGCTGATATTCCTCCTCCTTGATCAATCCCTGCTTGTAGAGATTGTCAAGGCCATTGAGGTACATGGTCTCCTGTGCCTGCAGGTCTTGCTTACCGAACTGCTGGCGGAGTTCACGCAGTTGGTTCTGGTATGCCTCCTGCATCTGCAGCTGGTGGTCGAGTTCAGCCTGCTCCATCTCCGCCTTCAGATCCAGCCACTCCTCGCTGCCCTCTCTGTCTTTATAGAGTGCAAGACGTTTTCTCATGGCTTCGACATCATTCTTATATAGGGCTTCATTGAGAGCGGTATCATTCTGATAGATTTTCGAGTTGACATCATAATATTGCGCTTTGATGCTAGCCTCCTTCTGGAGGCGTTCACGCTCAATGGTCTGCTCATTCATCTTCTGAATGGCTGCATCATGCTGCTTGACAACATTTACCTGGTTGTCGAGCAACTGCTTATACTCGTTGCTCTCCTCACCATAGAGCTGCTTCAGCTTTGCAAAACCCTTAATTTGGATGCTCTGTCTGTCGTCGATGAACTGCTGATAGGTTTTCTTGCCTTCTGCGTATGCTTTGGCGTTGTCAGCGAGCAGCTGATTGGTCTCAGCCTTGATGCTATCGGCTGTCTGCTTCTGCTTGCGCTTGGCTTCTGCCTGGCGCTTGCGTTCCTCGGCTGCAGCAGCCTTCGCAGCCTTCACCCTTGCCTTGCGCTCCTTTTCTGAAGTTTGATGAGTGCCGGTATGCGGCTTAATGATGGTACCATCATTGCCCTTTCCATTGTAGCCATTGTTGCGCCAAGGTTCCGGATCATTGATCTCGAAGTGCTGGGACTCCAGCTGTTTTATCTTATCGATGAGCTTCTGCTGATACTGCTTTTCACGCTCGATGCTCTTGTTCATCACATCAATAAACACTTCTTTGTTGTCAGAAGCTAAGTTAAGCATCTTAGTTTTACCACTTGCAAACGGATTTATGCGCCCCCAAACTTTTGCCCAGAATCCTCGCTTGTCGTTGTCAGCTTCGTTTAGCAAGTCTTCTTGATCAGCCTGCTTTGCTATAGACTCAGCAAGCTTCTTCTGCAAGCCATCGATTACGATTTTCTTCTTCATCATGTCGATGTAGGACTGGATCTGCCTTGTTGCTTGACCGGTTCGCACTGCTTCCTCTGTGATGTTACCGAGGTGCTCACGCATCAACTTGCCGTTGAGTTCCTCCAGGGCTGCCTTGCGGTCTGACTCTGCTGTGGTGTTGGATTGGATTGCAGAAACGAGGCGCATGATGGCAGCTTCCTCGTCTGCAGCCTGCTTGTTGGCTTCTGAAACTGCATCATTGTAGTCACGCTGAGCCTGCTCAGCGGTGCTGGTCTCCTTCGACAAGGTTACGATTGCTGCTGTGAGTCCTACGACAACAGCTATCACGGCAGTGATAGGGTTGGCCAATAATACCTTGTTCCACAGCATCTGCGCTGCTGCGGTCAGTTTTATCTCACGTGTCAACGCCATCTGAACAATTGCCATGGTCTTGAGAGCAGATGTCTTGAGCCCCATAAGGACGAGATGCGCCTTCTCGCGCAGAATCATGATGTTGAGCCATGCCATCTGTGCCTTGTCTGCTATCAACTTTGCTTTAGAGACAGCTGTATAGGTGACGATGGCAGCTGTCAGCACAATTAATATGCGCCAATAATCTTTGACGAAATCAACGAGTGTGGAGAGTGCCCGGACACCGAGACTTGCTGCAGATATGCAATATCTAGCAGCAGGGTAAAGCTTCTGGCCAAGCTCTATGGAGAGGTCTAGGAACTTCTTGCTCGCCTTGTCCAGTTGAGCCTGCACACTCTCGTTTTGAGTTTCGAACTCATTGAGGACGGACGTGCCTTCAGCATAAGCTTCGTTGGCAAGGTTCTGGGCAGACTTGATATCATCGAGCTTGTCAGCGAGGACGGTGAGGACACCTGTCGCTCTGGAACCATCCATCTTCATCTCCTCAAACATCGGTGCGAGGTCTGCGAATCCACCCTTAGCTCGCATGGCTGCCAGGAATTGGAGGAGTGCGCCATTGGCGTCCTCCTTCAGGGTTTTGGCGAATTCCTTGACATTGAGACCTGCAATCTGAGCAAACTTTGCGGAGTCCTGGAACATCTTGGCCAGAAGGTTCTGCACTGCGGTTGCAGCAGTCTCGTCTTGCTGCATGTTTTGGTCGAGGACGGAGGCGAGACCCATGATCTGCGCCTGCGTGAAGCCTGCCTGCTTGCCGACACCTGCCACACGGGCGGTGAAATCAACGAGATAACCGGCAGAGGCAGAAGAATTCTGCGCCAACTCGTTGATTGCCGAACCGGTTGCGAGCATGGCTCCTCGCAAGCCCATGGTCTTGTCTTCACCGAACATCTGGGCTAGCTTGCCGATTTGGGAGACTGCCTTGTCTCCGAGGTCATCACCGAGTGCAACATTGATTTTATCTGCTCCATCGACGAACTCCTCAACTGCAGCAGTCGATGTGATGCCGAGTCTTCCGGCATCTTCGGCCAACTGGTTGAGCTTCTGTCGAGGGGTTCGGGTGTCCATCTTTTTGAAGTCCTCGTTCATGCGCTCAACTTCCTCGGCTGCCTGACCGGTATATTTTCGGACGTTTGTCATCTCATCGTCCATCTTTGCATACTCCTCCACGCACTTTTTCACGGTGAAGGTGATGCCGGAGATGGCAGCGACGGCTCCCAGGGCGATGCCCTGCATGCGGTTGAACCAGTCTGCAGAGCGCTTGATCCAGGACTCCTGGGCAACGCCCTCGGCTCTGACTGCCTGCAGTTCTGCCTTCAGCTGCTTCGCCTTCAGCTCCATCTGCTTGAATTGCTCGGTACCACGCTGCATGCCCTGCATCTGCTGATTGAGCGCCTTGATGGAGTATTCGAGGTCACGGATAGATGAGGTTTTGAGGTTCGCCATGGTGTTGTTGACGAGCTGCATCTGTCTCTTGGTCTCCTTGATGTCCACGTTGGTGCTGTCAATCTCCTTGTCATACTGCTGCATGAGGGTGACCACCTTCTTCTCGCTCTGACGGATGCGTTCCAACTCTGCCTCCACAAGTTTCAGCTGCGAAGCTCTGGAGGCGTACATGGTTGATGTAGGGTCGAAGTCAGCCATCTGGCTGCGAAGTTTTGAAGCGGTGAAGTTGAGGTCATTGAGTGACGCATGCTTAAGGTCTGACATCGTTGCCGTCATGCGTCTCGCTTCCTGGTCAGCCTTGCTTGTTGCACCCTTCAGTGCAAGCATCTGCTCCTTGACTCTGTCTAGCTGTGCCTCCAGCTTGGCGAAGTCGGCAGGGTCGGAGACAGCTTTCATCTGCCCCTTCAGATGTCGGGCAGCCTTCTCCAGCTGGCCGAGACTCGCTGATGATAGGTTCTCGAGCGTCTCCTTGACGCCCATGGTCGCATTTTTGAATTGCTTCATCTCTCGCTCAGCAATCTTCAGTTCCTTGGCGAGGGTTGAGCCTAAACGAACATCGCCCGTCGAGAAGGCTTCCTGTTTTGCCTTCTTCAGACGAGCGACCTTATCTTCAAGCTCTTTGAGGCGGTTCTTCGCCTCCTCTGAATTGAGCTTGATGACTGTTGTATATACTTCTTGTCTTGCCATTAGCGGTTGACCTGTATATAGTTGTTATATAAGATAGTGGAGTTGGGGTTGAAATTGATCATCTTGATATTGTAGCCATCGGTTCCCCACTTCCACCAAAGAAATCGATGTTTGTAGTTGCGAGTGACAAGGCATTGCAAGCTGTCTCTCGCTCTATATGTTAGCATAGAGTCTGCTGTGTTGAGCTTCACGCTCAACCACTTGTCGCTATACTTGAATATTGAATTCTCACGAAGCGTCTTGACAGTGCCTTCGGTGACTACCGATGTGCGCTGATCCGCCATTATCTGACTGACCTTGATGTTGAGATCTTTCAACAATTGTCTGTCTGCTACAAACTCTTTGTACTCTTCAGGAGGCATCATGATGACCTTCTGCGTCACGGTCTTGACTGAGTCACGGATGGTGTCACGCTCAGCTGGAGCATACTGCAACTGAAGCTTGTTGAGCTGCTCTTGTAGGTTCTGCTCCGCTCGCTGCTTTTTATGCTCGACGTAAAAGTCTCTGCCTATGCTGAGCACAAGCAGAAATACGAGGAGAAAACCAATTTCTCTTTCTGATTTATAACTCATTGCTAATCTATTAAATGTCTGCGTATTCCGGAATCGCGTCGAAACAAGGGCACTCCTTGATGCGCTCCCATTGGTCCACTACTCCATTGCCATTCTTGTCTGGAGAGATGTCACGGTGTCCCATGATCTTCGCATTAGGGTAGCGCTTGCGCAACTCCTTCAGGAGTTCGCGAAGACCTTCCTTCTGCTCCTCTGTTCTGTTGTCGATAGCCCTTCCTGTGCGTGAAATTCCGCCCATGTAGGCGACATTGATACTGTCGAAGTTATGACCGAACACGCCATTTGAAGGTTTGTCCTCTGTCATGAGTTGTGTACACTTGCCATCGGCAGTGACTACCCAGTGGTAGCCTGGATAATGCCAGCCCTTGGCAGTGAACTCCTTCAGCAATGAGTTGACAGTCCATGACTGTCTGCTCGCTGTGCAATGCACGAAAATCTTATTAATTTTCCTTGCCATGATTATTTTTTAAATAATTATTGATAATGTCTTTAACCCTCGTGTCGAACGTGAGTGCGAAACCAAAGACGGTTGCTACATACATCAAGCTCTGACCGAAGTACCACAAGACGTTGGATGTTACGTCGTGAGACATGAAGAAGCTAATATAGACGAGCGCAATGGCTGCTATTAGGACTACTCCAGCGCTGCTGTAGTGAATCCAGTCTTTAGTATTTCTCTGCATCTTGTTGACTTTTTGCGGGTGCAAATATATATATAATATATGGTATATAAAAATACGGCAGATTAAGCGTCTGCTTAACCTGCCGTACCTGCTAGCTATGTGAGATATCTCGATCGAGAATCTCGTTTGCCCACTCTTTCGCTTGCTCACGCCATGCCTGGAAGTCATCGTACTCCTTGGCATGTTCTGCATTGCCGTCTCCATGATTGCACAGGATTGCTTCAACGTCATTCTGGCTGTACTTCATGCGGACGATGCCAGTGACGAAGTCTTTGTAGTTGGCGCTCTTAGCCTCAATCTTGGTAGAGCCGTCCGGCTCGTCACCCTCATAGCTATATGCTGTTACTGTTTTGTTATCACCAGCAGACTCGCCTGCGTTGTCTGGGTGATAATCATCTACTCTCTTCTCGTTGAGGTACAACAGATAATGATTATCGTCATACTTCACATAGCTCATACGGAGCAGATAGTACTTTTTGTTCATCTAGATGAATTTATAAAATTTCTTGCCGAATTTATTCGTCAGCTCCGCTGCAACGACATAGAAGTCCTTGCCTAGCAGCGGCCATTCCTTCTTCGCCTGGTCAACCATGATCTCTGAACCAGTGAAGAGCCACCAGTGTTCCGGCTTCCAGTGTGGAACCTCGATTGCATCGCCATTCTCATCCAACTCATCTTTCTTTTCGACGTAGTCGATGTATCTGAATTTGATAGCTAAGCGGTCTTTGGGGACCTTCTTGGACACCATATTCTTGTTGCCCTGTTCGTCCACTTCTTCGACCTGCTTGATAGCGAAGTCCACTTTAGACTTGTCCACCTTGTAGTCCTCTATGAGGATCAGGTGTCTGTCATACTCTTCAATGTTGCGGCAGAGAATATCTTCCGGATGCTTCTTCTGCTGCATGCTCATTCCCTCGAACGGAATCACTCCCTTGCGAGTCTTCACGAGTTGCCCATACTTCTTCATACCGATTTTATTTAATAGATTTATACAATTTGCGTGTCTTGTGAGACCGAGTCTTGATGCCGCCTTGATGCGGATCTGCTCGTCTGAATACCCTCGCTTGCGAAGCTTTGCAACCTGCGCACAGAGGTCATGCTTGGTGCGCTTGCGCAACAGGGCATGGTCTGCGAATATGCGCTGACCGCAGAAGTCAATGCCATCGCATGTTCGTTGGATATTCCAGGACTTGTTGATCTGCAGCTTCCAGTCTCTTGCCAGGTGCATGACTGCCAGCTCGGTCATGATGCGGAGGAACACCTTGTCCTCGTGAAGGATGAAGATATTGTCCATGAATCGGTAATAATGGCGAAGTCCTTCCTCGCAAAATCTATCGAATCTTTTGTTAAGTGATTTTACCCCCCCCCCGAACTAATCACCTTTGCCTGCTGTTCGCTGCGGCAAGTTACGAGCATATCACTGACATATCTTGCTTGCCAATAATGGTAGCGTTCCGGATCCTTCAGGATATCGAAGCACCGTATCGCTAGATAGTCGAATCGAACAAGGAATAGCTGACCTAGCAGTTGCGTCAGCTTGACACCGAGGACTACTCCGTTGGGATAGCTGTCAACGACCTCGTCGATGAACGCCAGCAACTTGCGGTCCTTGATGTATAGCCTATATTCCTGCTTCAGCAGGTTATGCTCCATGGTCATGAAGTAGTGATGTATGTCCATTGGCATGCAGAACTGCGTCTCCTCTTGTGGAGACGAAAATATATCTTGTTTGACAATCTTGTAGAAGAAGTGCGTGCCTTTGCCTTTGGTGCCTGCTGGACAATGATGATGTATCTTGGCTCTCAGCTTATCCTCTGCAGGATATAATGCTGAATGCTGGATGACATGATCCTTGACTGGCAGTTTGTTGACGATGCGAACCTTCGGTTCATACACCATCTTCGGCTCATATTCTGATGTATGCCAAGTCTGATCAGTATAGGCACTGAGAAGCTTCAGCAGATTTTTTTCCAAATCTGCTTCAAATCTCTGCACGCCTAAACGTGACCTCTTATGTCTGCAATACTCATAAAATGAATTACGAAAGTTTTGTAAAGTTTCGACCTCTTCAGAAATTTTTCCTAGTCTTTTCACTTTTTTAAAATTCTATGAATGATAATAAGGTCGGTGTATGTGTCTGTGTAATTATCGGTGTATGTGTCTGTGTCTTATCGGTTGTCTGCTTTTTTTATGTCCTATTTTTCGACCGGATGAGCCTTTCTCATCATCTACTCAATATTCTAGCTTGTGTATGTTCTGCCTTGGGGCAAGGTCTGACTCCAGAGTCTCTGCAATAGAAGCAAACTAACTTGCAGAACTATATAAATTTGAGGGCCGCGCCATAGTTCACGTTGGAGATCGAGACATCATTGTTCACGTTGAGCGTCGAAAGACCACATTTGCCACCGTTGTTCGCATTGCCACCACGACAGCAAAGACGGAAACCGCGCAGGAGTCACAACCTGTTGTTTTTATTTCGGCTGCAAAGTTACAAAAAAAAATCGGTATGAAAGAATGTCAAAGAACGAAATTTCAAAAAAAAATCGACCGCCCAAAGGGCGGTATTGACGCGAACTGCGTTCGCGAGGGTGCTCCGGGGTGCCAGCGGCTCCGCCTTGGGTGCTTCTGTTCACCCTTGACCACCCTCGACCACGCTAGGCCGCTTCGTAATACACTGGTTCCAATGACCACTCGCTTGCTGCTTCGCAGAGGGCCGCGCCATAGCTCACGAGGGAGAGCGAGACATCATGGTTCACGCTGAGCGACGAAAGACCACAAATGCCACCGCGGTCCGCATTGCCACCACGACAGCAAAGACGGAAACCGCTTGTAGCTCCTGACGTGTTCCATAAGTAGCTAGTCCAATAGGTCGAATCTGTTGCGCCTATCTGTGTCGGGAAGTTCTCGAGATGGTCCATAGACAAGGTCTTGATATAGCCTTCACCTTTTGCTGGAGACTTGCTCATAGCCTTCATGCCAGTCGCATTGCCGATAGTCCATGAGCCATAGATAGATGGTGCTACCAGGTGAGTCAAGGTCGTATCACTGTTGACTTGACAGAACTCATCATCCATCATCTTGAAAAGATGACCGAATCCGTTCTTGTAGCCGAAGAAGCATGGAATCTTGGCTGTATATACAGTTGTGCCTGCGTCATTCTTGACAGCATAGGATGCTTCTCCGCATGAATCGCCCAGCTCGATGCCTGCGCTCATAGGTGCGACAGGTCTGTAACCGTTGTATGACTCCCAGTTAGGCATAGTCGTAAGACCAGTTCCGAGTCCGCCCTGGAAGAGACCCTTGGCATCTTTGTTCGCGTTGACAGCATCCTGATCGTAATGCGTTCCGAAGATTATGCCGAACAGAATTGCGACAATGGAGGTATGGCGCATGGTCGTACAGAGCCAGCCCTTGCCATTCTTGCGTGCGGCTGCGCGGAACTGCTCAGTAGTCTGAGCGGTTGCCGGTCTTCCGAGGAGCGTGTTGTTCTTGCCGTCGTATGTCGCATTATTGTCTCCTCCTCTGTAATTTACACCATTGTTGATGTAGCTCACGAGACGGCCTGTGCTACGCTCTATAGTAGCGAAGCCTGCAGCAGAGATACTGCCGATAGGTATCTCATAGTTGTACTCGCCTGGAATTGGCTTGAGGCCTATCATCTCATAGTGTAGACCTCCAACGGTCTTGATAACTACGTAGAACTTGCGACCCCAGCCCCATTGGTAGTGACCTTGTGAGCCATCCAGCTTTGCAGGTTCGCCTGTTGCATACTTGTAGTGATCCTTACTATCAAGCTTTTTGCGGCTATGGTCATTTTGCACGAGATATGCACCAAGGCCAAGCGAGTATGGCAGCTCCTTGAGGATGTCAAGGCTGCCGACAACTGCTGCAGCCTTAGGCGTTGCATTGGCAGTATTCCACACTCGGCCGCACCAGGCATGCTGACCGACAGCAAGGTCAGCCTTAAGCGCATCCATGCCGATTGTAGTGACATTGCCATTTTGGTCTGTCAGCAGCACGCTCTGGTTGCTGTTGACAGTTGTGACTTTTGTCACGGAATTAAATTTTTTACCTTCCATTTAACTTTCCTGATTTTTATTATTTTCAACATTATTGTAAACCCATATAGTATGACCTAACTCGCCCGTACCGATTAGCTCACACCAGCCTTCAACTGTTATGGTAGTCTCTCTACTCGAAAAAAAACTTTTTCCTGCCTCCAAGAATGCGTCCTTTGTCTGCTCGCCCTTAAGTTCTGCAGGCGGTGTACTGCGCGTTATGATAGGATTGAATACAACGATGCGCATGAATTCACCATCTTCCAGGTGTGGTAGTACATAGGTTCCTCCACCCCGTATGAATGAGCCATTTATGACACTTTTGCCATCAGTAACAGTATTTACGATGTATCTCAGTCTTCCGACAGAGATATCACCCGAGACCCTGACATTTTGGAAAATTCCTGCATTGCAGATAACTGTGCCGTCCTTCGCCTGGAAGATGATGTCGCCATTCTTATTCATCATTTCGATGACTTTGACTCCAAGATTGTCGACGAGCTGATATTGACTCAAGATGATTTTGGCAATTACCATTTCAATCGGGCTGCCCAGCCTCCAATAATGGTTGTTTTGGTCCTCATCGCTGCCTGGGAAGTTGTTCGCAGTCTTGATATGACTCTTGATGCAGCTGTAATAGCCGGAGTTGTAGATAACGACATCTTTCCACTCCTCGCCCGATGCACCGCACTGGAAGTCATAACCAATACCGCAATTATCCCAAGATTGCGGTCCACGCAGTGTTGCACCGGTTTCGCCTCTCTTGCCTTCCTCGCCATCGGCAATTGTCTTGACTGGTATCGTATACTTGTATGTAACATTCTCGACTTTGACTGCGACAGCTAAATTGGTATAGACATCAATATTCGCTGCTATCACTACAATAACTCTCTTCCCTTTGTCGTTGTCAATCACACTAGCCTTAACAGAGCTGGCATAATTAGATGGAACAGTCACACTGACAGAACAAGCTAATTCAACTCCTGCCTTGTAAGCTCTCACGTCCACAGCATACGTTCCGGCAAATTGAGATTTCTTGTGTACGATGGTCGGCATTGACATCTGTATGCTGATGGCATCCTTGCCAGGTTCACCCTGCGGTCCTATGCCACCAGTACAGCATATAGGAGTAGTCTCCGTAGAGGTTCCATCTGTGTAGTAGATGATGGACTTAGACCATATGTATTTGTCGCTCACCCATGTTGGCGACTTACTCTTGACCCACTCGCCTCCGGTGATGGCCGTAGGCGATGTCGAAGAGTAGTAGTATTCCTCGATGCGGTCGATGCTCCTGGCTACAGACAGGCACATAGGTGTTGTAACCTTTTCTTCACCGTCTGTGTAGTAGATGTGTGTCCTGCTCCAGATGTAGTACCCTTTGCGCCACTTGGGTGCAGTTGTCTGCCATCCCTCTGTAGGTGCAGTTGTCTGACTTTTAGACTCGGCATATTCCACATCGGTGTTGGATATGCCGACACCGACGCGGAGGAACTTAATCACTCTTGTAATAACACTCATAGGCTATTTAACCGATTGAATTGTTAATGCTACGTTGCTGTAACCTGCGTGAATGCAGTCTGCTCTTGTCACTGCGAACGAACTCATCTGGACTGTAGGCTTGCGAGAGGCCTCGGTATTGAGAACAACGCCTGACGCTGACTTCAGCGTGAAATAGAACTTAGACTCAACGGTCTCAGACTTGCCTCTGACAATCAATCTCGGTGTATATGTTACACTGCCATTGCCTACCTCGTCCTCATAGATAGACTCATCCACCGGTGTCGGGTTCGGCTCAATGTCATAAGGATCAGAAGCGTCGATAACAGTCTGGAAGTCGAAGCCTAACATGTTGTCCTTGCTCATGCTCTTGTCGTTGTACACCTCAACCATGTACTCACGGGTGTAATCGACTTCAGTTGCCTTGACCGTGATAGTCTTGTCTCTTTTTCCTGCAATCTCCTCCCAGCCGGTGATACTGTTAACTGCTCTATACCACTTGTAATACAAGCCAGTTGTCAGAGTCTCGTTGCCCTGCTTCACCTTTGCTTCAAGCTGGCAGCTATCATCCTTGCTTCTAAGGACAAAGTTATGCGTATCGTTTGCCGGTGCCTTGATTGAGACTCGATAGGCTACACCGGTGTATGGGCCGACTGGTATCTTATATACAGCCTGCACCTCATCGGTAATCTCCTGCTGATTAGATCTCTCAGAGACGGTTCCCACCATCTTGATGTTAATAGCAGAATAATTTGATGCCTTGACCAAGTTTTTGCAGATTTTCAAGCCCCAATAGAACTGTGAAGCGCTTGGTCTTATTATCTCAAAGAGACCGTCGAAGAGGCCTGTTGACTTGCCTGCGCTATTGAACGGAATCTCCGTATCGTTAAAGTAGAACTTCATAGATACAGGCGTTGTGACGCCATCCGCTGTACGGGAAGAGATGACAACGAAGTAGAGTTTCGGCTGAGTCTTAGAGAAGTCAGGATAGACGGTGACCACGTCACCGTTCTTCTGATACTCCTGATAGAGATCTCCGTCCGGAGACTGGATAGATGGGGTGAAGGTTCCCATCTTCTGGATGAACGTGATGTTCACCGATTTACTTGCGCTACTCATTTTCTCCCTCCTCTCTCATGATGAATCTGCTGTCTGTAGCCACTGGCAGCTTGTTGCACACCTCGCCTTTCTGCTCCTTGTATGCCGTCTTGCCGTCCATGGCAATAGCACCTATGTTCGACAGTGTACGCTCGAATTCAATTGGATCTCCGAGTGGCAGAATGTCCTGGCACCAGAGGATGAAGTTGCCATCCTGCAACTCTGTTCTGTCTTCGGTCAGCTGGAGGAACTCCACGACCTTGCGGTTCGCCTTGATGTATCTTTCCATGTCTATGAAATTTAATTAATGAAAAATAAATGGATTGCCTTCTGCATCCACGAAAACCTTGCCGTCTGCGTCCATGGCTAAAGCAAGAGGATTGAGATCCTTCACTTCCATGGCGAGGACAGCCCCTCTGCCAGGGTCTAGCAGCTCTGTTGATACTGCTGGCTCCATGCCATGGCCAACGAGAACAGGATTTTCGAAATTGATAGAATTATTCGGAGCCATCCACCAGAGGACTTGCAGCTCTCTTGTTGGGTTCTCGATATCGCCTTGATTGTCGAAGATAGTAGCCTTCGGATTGACCAGCTTCGTTCCCGGAAGCACCTCGTCAACGAGGTCTATCATATCGTAGTCATAGAACGGGATCCTACGGACGATGTTGACAATCTTGTACGGAGTTGCATCGTTGAGTTCAACGCTAGCTGGATTGCCTGCTGCAGAGTATTTGGCTCGGCAGCGGATGCAGATGCGCTTGCCCATCAGAGAGCGGTCTAGCGTAACGGATGCACCGTCTTCTGATATCTTGATCTCCAGGTCGTCTGCAGTAATTGCCGAGAATTGCCCCCGACTTCTCAGAATCTCCCAAACAAATTGACGCTTGCTCTTAGCGCACTCTTCTGTGCCTATTCGCAAGGAGGCATTGATGATTTGCTTGTCTGTGTCACGAAGTGGATTGTAGTAGCGGTCACCGCTTGACAACAGCAGCGTCGGCTTGTAAATGGTTCCATTCTTGCACCTGATGGAGTAGTCCATTGTGATGTCTCGAACCTTGTTGGTTCGGGTATCCAGGAACTTCGCCTTGAATCTGAGCAATATCGGCTTCTGCGGTGCTCCGTTGATGTACCACAGAAGTTTTCCGGCATTATTGCCGGACGATGTGATAACATACTTTTTTGGTGTAGTTACCAACGCATTACCCTCTACTCCGTTCTCCACCCTGTACCAGGCGATATCAGTCAGCTCGCTGTTGACACGACCGTTTTTGAGGATGCCATCTCTGTCTATAATGCTGATGATAGGCTGCAATGCGCATGGCGTCAGCTCATAATTAGGTGAATACTCATTCTGGTCAGCATCATAGGTCTGCTCTAGCGTTACACTGCCTGAGACAGATTGTGATAAATTAATCTGAAGTGGCGTGTACTTAAAGTCTATTTTCTTGTATTTCATGCTTTTCGCAATTAATTATATTCTACTGTGACGGAATCCTGGTTGACTTCCTTACCAAGACCGTCGCGTAACCTAACTGTAGCCGTGAATCGAATCTTAGGCGGAACGCCCTCGCTATCTATAGATAGGTCTGATTGCGTGAGCACTATCGCCTTGCCAGCCTTTGAGCCAACTTCGAGCGACCAAATGTTGTCACTCGTGACTCTCTGATTTCCGTTGCGGTCCTCGGTGTAGCGAGTCCAGGCAACATCAGACTCCAGGATATCGCTTGTCACGTTCTGGCCGTAGAGCGTAGCGACGATGGTCAGAGGTGCGCGGAAGCAGTCGAAGTCATAGACAGTCTCGTCCTCCAGGAAGTCAACAGAGAATGCCGGATTGCCCTCAATCATTGCCCAGTCGGTGTTGTTCCACCGAGGAACAGTGTGCGTGCCAGTTTTTTGGCATCGCCACTTGCAGCCGGTGTACCAGACATCTGAGGTCTCATATTTGCCGGTGTCCGGATTGACCTCTGCGCAATAATAGGTAGCGGCAGCATCGAACAAGCCTCTATCCACATAGGTGACTATCGGCTTGCCATGATAGTCAATCTGTATGATGTCCTGCGTGACGATGCCTGCGGCATAGATGTAATCTCTGCCCTTGACAAGCGGCAGGTTCAGTGCCTTGACGAAGTCAGGCAGGTCTCCGAACGTCATGCCATAGTTGTAGTCTTCGAGAATCGGCTTAGTCACTCCTGTCAGCTTGACGATGCGCCCCTCAGAGCTGGATATGTAGAAGCAGCTCTGCAGAGACTCGACAGTCTGATTGCCATACCTGGCAATATTCATCAGCTCGCATGGCGGAAAGTTCTTGCCACCTGGAACTTCGCTGTCAGCGTATAATGTGACCTCGATGTAGTTCTTGGTTGCATTGACGCTATTGACACGCATCCAAGATGTGTAGTACTTTGCCTCAGTTCCTTGCTGGACTGCTGAGAGGATATTGTTGACGATGCCTCGAATGACATTGCCCTCGTGCTGAGCTGTGAAGTAGCCGTCATACTTGCTCTTGAGGTGCAGGCCATAGGTGTTCTCGCCCAGATCATCGATGCGCTCGATGGTGTCGCTCTCGGTGAAGTACTGATCACCCTCCAGGGCAGACAGCCTGTTGACGATAAGCTCCATGACCTTCATGTAGCTTCGGACGGTGATGCTCTCGACTTCAGCGTTGCCACTTGCGTCTATCTGCGCTCCCTTGCCTGCGACAAGGGAACTGAAGAAGCTGCCGAACTGGGCACCACCTTTGAAGCTCGCCATCTGCTCTGCTATGAGTCCGCGCATGAATGTTATCATGCCTTTTGCAGCATCATCATGCTGCTTGCTCAGATACTTGTCTGAGGTCTCATCAGCGCAGAAGTGAAGCAGGGAGAGGAAGGCGTTACCTATGCGGTATGCAGTATTGGCTTGCAGTCGCCTCTCGTCTCTGATACCCTCGAACTGCGTCTGAAGGGCTTCCTTGGTCTGATTTTCTGCCATTTTTACTTTTTGATGCAAAGATAATACATCTATCGAACCGATAAAAATACGCTCTAGAGGTTGCGGGCCGCACCGATGCCGGTGAACATCTCGGTGATGGCTGATGCCATCAATCCCTGATAGCGCTCACCGTAGAACGCTGCCTCATGCTCGTTGAGCTTCATGACAGATGAGTAGTACTTGCGGCTGAACCAGTCGCGCGGACCCTTCGGGTCTCCGCCAGCGACACGTCCGCCCCATGCCGGACCTACCTTCTTTGGCTTGTCAAGCCCCTGTTCCTCTCGGTATTCAGCACCGAGAAAGTTGAGATCACCGCCATTGATGCGCTTAATTTTTGCGCCTTTGGTCCAACGGTACCACTCATGAGCTGGTCCTACACCTGCTGCGACATAGATACCGTACATCATGAAGTTATGTTCAATGGTCGTTGTCGAGCCCTGCTCGATATGCGCCTTGATGCTGCGGTAGAGTGCTCCGGTGTCGATGGTGCGCAGGCGCTCCATGCGCTCTCGCCAGAAGTCGCCCATGGCATCAGCCCAACCATGCTCATATCTGAGCAGGTCATCTATTGCTGACTTGTCTGCCATAAGCTCTCATCGTATTGTATGTCTATCGGCTCGTCGGAATTGACCATGAAGTAGAGACCGGTGACTCCGTTCATGCTGTATCTGCCCAATTCACTCGAATAGACCTGATGAAGGTCCAGGAACTCCATCTGACCATCGTATGCCTCCCGATGCTGGTCATGCAGCATTCGGGAGAGGAACTGTCTGAAGATATATCTGCAGATGTTCAGCTTCTCCTCTCTGTCTGCCATGTCATCACGCTTGTAGGCTGCGAGGATCCAGACTGTATAGACGTTGCGGTCGAAGAATCCTCCACCGGCTGAGTGCGTGTTGGAATCGACGGTGTCTGAGACCATGATGAAGTTGGAAGCCTTGCGGAACAACTGCATCACGCCCTGTACGGAGTCTGGTCCGGAGCAAGTGGTTGCGACAAAATTATAAGCCTTGCACGTCTTGTTTTCGGCAGTCAACTGCTGAAAATAAGCGATGGAATCGAATGTTTTCTCTGTCATGTTGTTTATTTTTTCATCTGTTTTCGGTATTCCTCGGCTTCCCTGGCCTTGGCATCCAACTCGCTGAGCGCATCCCAACAGGCAGCATCATAGACCGCCTTCAGCTTGGTGATGTCACCATCGGTGAGTGCTCGGATCTGCGCCTGCATTGCAGGCAGCAAGTCCTCCGGCTTCAACTCGCCACCTTCCTTGGCCGGCTTGAAGAAGTTCGGGAAGTTGAGTGCGAAATATTCCTTGACGCTCGAGAACCACATGAAGACTCCCAGGAGCTCGTAAGGTTCAAAAATGGCGGTATTATCGGTGGAACCGTCTTCGGTTCTGTACATGAGGTGCGCCATCTTCTGAAGGAATCTGTCTTCATGCTGAAGCATGAACAACTGGTAGTTCTTCTCGATGTTGAGATAATCGAAGAAGCTGATGTCACGAAGCAGTCGCTCAACTGCCTTCAATGAAACACCACTTGCGACCTGAAGAGGCCGAAAGTCCGTAAAGGAGTCGATGAAATCGAAGTTTTTGAGCATCGAGAGGATTTCGGCAGCGCTGATGTATAGAACTCTCTCGCGCACTTTGCCGGTCTCAGGAACGCCATTTCCCTCGATTTCATCGCACTTAACGCTGCATTTCCATCCTGTTCTGGTGTACTTATGCACGGTAAGACCGCAGAACCTTGCGAGCAGGTAGCATTTGATAATGATTTTGTCGTGATGGAGCGCCATGACGCTAAGGACATAGCGCAACTGATCATCTGATAGTTCCTCCCACGATGATGGCGCCTTGAAATTGAACTCTTGTGTACCATCTTCACGAATTGAAAACGAAGGCAGGTTTTGATTTTTCATTCTTGAACTCCTTAAAATGGTTTGCCTTGTATGCCGATGAATTCGCATATATTGGGAATTTATCGAGGTTCTCGTCTAGATATGAGAGCAGTCTTGCACGCTCGTTGGAGTATGCAGACTGCATGTCGTTGGCAAGCATAATCATGCAGCGGCATAGCATGAGGCGCACACTGCCCTCAAACTCATTGTCCTCTCTCACTCCTCTGACTATGGACATGATATCATCCATCTCTGCATCGGATATCAACTTGCGAAGGATGGAGTCAGCCTCTTGCATGGCTGCCAGCTTGGATGTCCACTCCTTGGATGCGATGTACTCCTGTCTTGTCAGATAGCAATAACCGGTGATACTCCACAAGACTGTCTGTATGCTCTGCTGAGCCTGCATGGTGATCCCCCACCCTGCAATATCGCAGAGATGTGACAGCATCAAGTCCTGAGCCTTGATGTTGGCCAACCTGCACTGCTCTATGAGTGCTTCCACTCGCGCAGAGCTGGCTGGAGATACTTCGCTGTTAGCCACTACACCGAATCCGGTAGGAGTGAGCACCAGGTCTAGGTGTCTGACTACCTCCAGGAATGCACTCAGGCATACTGCGCAGACTACACTCTGCTTGAGATCTTCATTGGTATCAAGCGCTTTTTCACCGATTTCACCGAGGAAATTCATGCGGATGGCGTTGTATGCGCCATCAAAATGCTTCTTGACGGAGTCATAGACTTCGGAGTGCGAACTGGTCGCTACCAGGATGCAGTCCTCGAACTGCTCCTTGCTGATTTCAATCTTCTTTGCCATTGTCTTTGCCCTTGTTGGTTACTAATGAATTCTGCTTGTCTTTGTTCTGGTCGAGCGTTGTCAGCTCAATCATAGGCACATCGCAGGTCACGCCCTGGTCTGCCCATTTGTTATAGTGGAGGATCACATGCCATGGCTTGGCCATGATGTCATGCTCGGACTTCTCGAGAGACTGCTTCATGATGAAAAGCTCTCGCTTGTCGGAGCCGGAATTGTTCATCTGGCTCTTACCTGGTGTCGCTCCGATGAGGTTCGGATGGCAGTCGAGTGCGAAGCAGAGAGAGTTGGAAGCTTCGGACATATCGTCTGCCCAGTCGCCACCCTCCTTCTTGCCACCATCGCTGAGGTTGATGATGCGCACCATGCGCTGCTCCTTGCCATTCGGGTCGAAGTAATAGCCGGTGATGAGTGCCTTGCCTGCATTCTCCGGACCGCAGACGAAGTTTATGATGTCGTCCTTCTCTTTAAGGATGCGCGCCTTGCGTGCCTCGGCATCAATGATGCCCTCATTGTTGCAGAGGTCATCCCAGTAGTCTCGGTGGACTTCAATCTGGATGCGAGGTGCGGACGTGTTCTTGATCATGTATCGCTTGCCGATGCCGATGAGTCGGTAGATGTCATACCAGGCGTCATCAAAGATGGATGCGTAATAAGGTACCGGGTAGAACTGGATGCCAGGTGTCGGCATGCGGCTGATGATTGCGAACTTGCAATCTTTGCCATCTTGAGGTGCCTTGCCCGTGATGCCTGTATAAGGATCCGGCGCCTTGCCCATGCGTGCCAGGAGGTCGCCCAGCGGGTCGTAGATGTCGAGGAGTGGAATGATCTCGCCATTGATAGGGCTGCCGAAATTTCGGAAATCTCCGAAAATCACATTCTCGATGCGGCCGCTGTCGTTCGGCTTCTGCAGTCTGCAGTAGGACACGTCCTTGTGTCTGATATTGACGATGCGCTTGTGATCCTTGGAGAGGATGATGACTTCAACTGACCAGTTGAAGAACTTCATATCGGTCGCCTGCTGCATGAAGACCTCGTGAATCGAGTTGCGTAGGCAGAAATCCCTGATTTCATCGCTGGTCACGTCCTTTTTAGTCTCTCTGTCCACGAAGCGGATGCCCTGGCCATAGCAGCACTTGACGTTGAATGCCATAGCTCGCTGAGCCACCATGTTCTTGCGGAGGAGGTTCTGAAGGACGTATGGCATGTTGTCATCATCGCCATAGTTGATGTACTCTATCTCCCTGCCATTGACTTCTGTCATTGTATATCGAGCATCGCCAATTTCTCCGGATCCGAAGAAACTGGTGTCTGAACCATACTGCTGCTCGATTGTCGAATTGCTCGCCTTGGAGACTCCTTCGGCTACAATCGCATAGCGGAGGAGATTGCCACTTGCGCCAATCTCCTGAAGCTGATATTTATCTCTATCTTCACTCATAGATATACTGGTTTGCCT